AAATCTTACTGCCGAAACTATAACGCAGAACGCCACTCAATTGAGCGCTGCCCAACGAATAATTGATTCTACCAATACTTCAGTTATCACAGTACCTGGTGCCGTGCCCGGCACTTTAAGAGAACTAAGCGTTCAGGAAACTGCTGAACTTCAACGCAAAACTTTAGATCCAAGACTGGTCAATAGTTTTGTGGACAACGGTTTACCAGTACAAACAAACTATAAATCTGCGGTCAACACTGTTCAACAACTCGCGCCTGCAGCAGAACTTTATCGCAATGAAATAGCAAGCAAACAAATCGAAATTGGCGGACTGCAAAAAGAAATCCAAGATGCACAGGATGAGCTAGCTAATAATCAAGAGCTCACTGAAGATCAACGTAATGAATTACAGTTTGAAATTACAGGAAAACAAGACCAAATCAGTCGCTTGCAACAGGACGTGGAACAAAACTCTCAGCTATTGCTGGAAACCAACCAACAATTACTTGCAGCCTCAGAAGTCATAGCCACTACCAATGCCAGTGCAACTGCTGTGCCTCAACCAGTGACTGGTGTGGCGCAAGATCAGTTCAGAACAGTTTATGATCCTATAACCAACACATATTCAATTTTTAACACAGCAAACAATACCACAGTTTCAACTGGATTGACTCAACAACAAGCTCTGGCCACTGCTGCGCAAATTGCCACAGCTCTCACTGGCATAGGGTTAAACGTGGCTACGCCGGTTAGTAGTTCTCAAGACCCAGTGGTACGAGCAGCAGTGGCTGCTGCGTTGGCTGCAAGTTTGGTGGCCACCAACAGCGCGGCTGGAAATGTAGTCACACAACAAAATTCTATAACCACAGGATTGATAGATGCTGCAAGAAATCAACAGTCAATTAGGAATCTAAGAAATAACAAGGCACAAAGCAGCGATTGGAGAGTGCGACTGCGCCTGGCACCCAATGCTACCTATCTTTACAAGGATCCCATGGGGGCTGGCATACTGGCACCGTTGGCAGTTACAGATGGTGTAATATTTCCTTATACTCCGTCAATTGAAACTGCGTACAAAGCCAATTATGACCCATATGATCTTACTCATTCTAACTATCGTGGTTACTTTTATAGAAACAGTTATGTGGATGCCATCAATGTGCGTGCCACATTTACAGCGCAAGACACTAATGAAGCCAACTATTTGCTGGCAGTGATACACTTTTTTAGATCAGTAACCAAGATGTTTTATGGCCAAACCACAGTATTGCGTGGTGCTCCTCCTCCATTGGTTTATCTCAATGGTCACGGAGATTTCCAATTCACTGAACATCCCTGTGTGGTTAGCCAATTCAACTACACCCTGCCGCCCGATGTGGATTATATTCGAGCGCAAAACACAATGTCCAACAACACCAATTTGCAGTTGTCAAGAATACGCAATACAATTGCCAACAACCCATTGGCCTACAGTGTAAATAGACTGCTTAACAGTAAGCTATTGCCGGGTGCGCTAGATTTTAGACCTTCGACTACCAATAATCTAGCCGACGGAGGCCCCACTTACGTGCCTACAAAAATGGAAATTTCTATCTCATTGTTCCCAATTCAAAGCAGATCACAGATCAGTCAAAATTTCAACAACAGTGGGTTTGCCAATGGTAACTTGGTAAAAGGAGGGTACTGGTAATGGCCACTACCAATTACGATTCAACCAGTCCTTATTTCAACACAGGATACACACAGTTTTATCTTGATGTCATGGTCAACAGACCCATACCCAAACGTCCTGATGATATCGAGTGGGTAATTACAGAAACGTATCAATATAGACCTGATCTCTTGGCATATGATCTTTATGAGACATCCACACTGTGGTGGGTTTTTTATCAGCGAAATCCCAATACTTTGCAAGCACCACCGTTGGATTTTGTTACAGGCACCACACTTTACCTGCCAAAGATAACCACATTACAAGAAGTGTTGGGATTCTGACATGTCCAATCTTGTTGACCTCGAAATCCAATATCAAAGATTGGTGGCCGAAAGAAATGCATTAGGCGACAGATACGAAGCTGGCGAAAAAAACCTACTGCCTCAGATCAAAGACCTTAATGCAAGAATACGTGCAGTGGTCTTAGAAATAGAATCATTGCAAGCAATCAATAGTTCAGGCGACATAGCCCGTGACGATCAGGCTGCTAGAGGCAACAATTCCAACCCGGTTGATCCGCCCGGCCAAATCCTAGTATTACAAAACGGACGGGTCGAGTTACCGCCTGACACTAACACACAATCCAATGCATTAAGGTTTCAAAGAGATGTTGTAATTGACATTGGGGTCAACGACAGAACACGCCCACTTAGTGAAACTCAAGCTCCACCAAATCAAATTTCAGCAACCGCTGACGGCCAAAGTTTTGGTCCAACAGCGGCATCAACTTCAGACAGTGTTCGAGATGGTAGGAATGCAGTCCCAGGATCATCAAGAATAGGTGTAGGTGCTGCCAGCGACGATCGTGGAGCACAAGAACTAGTGTCTTCATTGAATGCCATTGATTGGACAGAAAAAATTGTTGCAAGAAATAATGTGTTGAGTCAGTATGCCAGTTACAGTTATCAAGCCAGCTTGTATCTCATTGAAAGTAAAAATTATCAGCGCATCTTAAACACAGGATCCAAGAATCTAAGCGACGCTGCATTATTAATGCAAACTGGTGGTGCATCAGCTTCGGGTCGTGCTGACTTTTTTAGTCTAGACTATTACATTGACAAAATAGAACTTAAAAGTTTTTTTGTCGGGCGTGGCACACGATTGGCACACAATGTCAAAGAAGTAAAGATGACTGTTATTGAGCCCAATGGCATAAGTTTATTACAGAATCTTGAAGCAGCAACAACAAAGTATTTTGGAATTTCTAACACAGGAAATAGGAGAAATTTTGCCAGTCAAATTTATTTACTAGTAATCAAATTCTATGGGTACGATCAGCAAGGCAACTTGGTCCGAGGCGGCACCAGTGCCAATCAGACCAGTGATCCCAACGCATTTGTAGAAAAATTCTATCCATTGGTGGTTACCAAATTTGGATTTAGAATTGCCAACAAAGCTGTTGAATACGACATACAATTCAAGGCACCTCCCTACGTTATCAATGGAGGGCAAGGTAGAGCCAGTATTCCATACAACATGGAATTCAGCGGAAAAACAGTCAAAGACATTTTGGCTGGTCCAGATACCTATTCAGCTGGACAATCAGCAGTGTCGGCAGGATCTCCTGCGGCCACGGCAGCGGCCACCACCAGAGCAGCAGCGCAGACCGAAGTTGAATACATATCAGATCCTGCAACTGGTATAGTTACACCTTATGTGCGGCCTGGCACTGATCCTGCAATCACACGCCCGCCTGCCAATGCCAATGCAATACCAACACCCAAGCCCACAGTACGAACAGGACTTATGCAACGGCTGAATGAATGGCAAGCTCAGTGTGTGAAAGCTGGTACTGTTCAACATCCAGATGAATACAACATTGAATTTGTGTTGGATACCATGGCCAATGCTACAATCGTAAATCCAGGCCTTGACAAAGGATCCACATCCATGGCTCAACCTGGCACTGCCGCTGATCAAAAACTACCTATTAAACAAAGCATGGACGTTAACACACAAATTGGAGGCGCTATTGCCGGGCAACAAATTGTGCAGTTCATTGATGGTGTTTTACGTCGTAGCAGCTATGTTAGAGATCAACAAACACAAATTGTTGATAATAAAACTGGTATAAGCCGACCCGGTGCAGGAGGAAATCTAAAAAACACCACTTGGTATCGAATTGGATTCAAAGCAGTTCCCATGCTTGACAAGTATGATGAAATTCGCAATGATTATGCTTACAAAATTACCTATACAATATCGCCTTTTTTAATCAGTCAATTGAATTCGCCCTATTTCAAGAGTCCTGTGTTCAGAGGTGTTCACAAACAATACAAATACTGGTTCACTGGCGAAAACACCGAAGTTATTAGCTACGAAGAAAGTCTCAACAATCTATACTATATTGCATTAACAAACACTAACCTAGGTGGAGTCACCAGCTCAAGCGAAGGCGCATTGAATATCAACGAACAATTAAAATTTTTGCCTACCACTGCCAGCGGACAAAGTACACAAGGTGGTGCTAACCCCAAGACTCAAGAACCTGCTGCTAATGCAGCTGACCAACTCTACAGCCCCAGTGACCTTAAAGAGGCAAATGTAACCATTGTGGGAGATCCTGCTTGGTTACAGCAAGGAGAAGCCTGGGTTGCACTGAATAAAAATGATCCCAATTACTTTCAATCATTTTTGGCTGATGGAACCATCAATTTTGATGCTCAACAGATACTGTTTGAAATCGCATTCAATGCGCCTAGAGATTATAATCTAGCCACTGGCCTGGCTCAACCCACAGCAGATAAATTAAACACTGTTACTCAAATTGACCAACAGACAAAAACCCCAGGTCCTGCTCAATTCAGTAGAATTTACATTGCCAAAGAATGCACCAGTATATTTGAACGCGGAAAGTTTATTCAAAACCTCAAAGGAAGTCTAATGACTTATTATCCTCCAGGTCGTGGTGAAGGACGCCGACCCCCTGAGCAAACTGCACGTATAACCAATGCCACTCAAGTGGCTGCCCCGGCAGTAACGAAAACACCTGCCTGGGCTCGACCAACTTTTATCACAGATCCAAACCCGCAAAGTGCTTTGGCAATTGGCACTCAACAAATATTGAGACCTCCCTCACAACTCAGCGATCCTACTTTGAGTCAACTCACGGCTAGTCCTGTGTATATACAAGCAAGAAAAAATGGAGCTACCCCACAGGCAGCTCTGGATGCAGCTCGAGCGGCATTTGCAGCTGGCACAAACAATTATTCGGGCACAGTAATACCAGGCATTAGAGATACTTCAGGAACACCAGTTCCGGGCAACGGTGGCAACGGATCGCAACGTATGGTTAAAGATGGGAACCCAGGATAAAATATGGCAGAGAATACAGAACGCAACAGAGGTCGGCCAGAAGAGTATAAATTTGACCGCGGCGGCACGCCTGTGGAAATGGGCCCTTACATTGGCATTGTGGTCAACAACGTCGACAATACACGATCAGGTCGTTTACAAGTTTGGATTCAGCAGTTTGGTGCAACTGACTTAGATGGAAGTCCCAAACTTGACGATCCTTCCACTTGGAGAACTGTGAGATATTGCAGTCCATTTTACGGAGCTACAAAACAAAGCGGTAATTCGGGCGCAGGATCTTATCCGGGTAACAGCAACAGTTACGGCATGTGGTTCACTCCACCTGAACTTGGCACACAAGTTTTGTGCTTCTTTGTGTCAGGCGACCCGGCCATGGGGGGATATTATATTGGTTGCATCCCCGAAGACGGCCTCAACCATATGATTCCTGCCATTGGTGCAAGCTCTAACTATGCACCCAACAATAATATTCAACAACAACTTTTAACCGACACACCTGCTGCACCGGTCACAGAAATCAACGATATTGATCCCAAAATCACTGACAATCCTAGATTTTTTGATCAGAAAAAACCTGTGCAATCGACTGTGGAAGCAGTGCTATTTCAGCAAGGATTGAATAGAGATCCTATTCGTGGCCCAATAAAAAGCAGTGCACAACGTGAAAGCCCCAGCAACTGTTATGGTATTTCTACACCAGGCAAACCCATCTATCAAGGCGGGTACAACGATCGAACTTTTAAACAGGCCTTGGAAAAAGGACAGGTCAAGCTACAAGACATTGCAGTGATTGGACGACAAGGCGGCCATACCTTTGTAATGGACGACGGTGACATTGACGGCAAGGACACATTGATTCGCATCCGCACTGCCAAAGGTCATCAAATTACCATGAGTGACGACGGCGATGCATTTTTTATCACACATGCCAATGGACAAACTTGGTTAGAATTCGGCAAGGCAGGCACAGTTGATGTTTTCTCTACCAACTCTATAAACCTTAGAACCAAAGGTGTGTTGAATTTTCATGCAGACCAAGGAATCAATATGTACAGTGGCGGTACATTTAGGGTAAAAACCAAAAAATCAATGTTGATAGACAGTTCAGAAAACTTATTCTTAAACAGCGAAAAACTTACACTGGTATCGTCAAAGCAATTTCTGGGACTTCGCAGCGACGGCACTCTAGGACTTCAAGGAAAATTTGCTTCAATAAAAAGTTCATCTCAGTTGAACTTGAAAGCATCACTGATAAATCTCAACGGTGCTCAAGCGGCTTCGGTTCCTGACGCACCTGCGGTGCCAACTGTGAAATTACCTGATACTGAATACGTGACTGGTCGTGGCTGGACGTCCATACCTGATAAGTTAGATACAACAGTAACTCGCGCACCCACACACCAACCATTTGCAAATCAAAGTCAAGGTGCAAATGTCAATATAAATCTAAATCCCATTGATGTTACAATTCCTGATTCAAATTCGGCAACAGGACAAATTTATACACAGGTCCGATCATTGCCGGTTCAACATCCAGTTACCTTGGAACAAGTTGTTAGCGAACCAGTGTCACCAGTTGCGGTAGGCACCTTGTCAACATCTCAGGTAACAGTGATGACCGCACAAACTGCTGCAGATTATGCCGGTAGATTCGGGGCCTATGACGACGATGGTAATTTATATCCAGGTTGGGAACTAAACGAAAGCAACGACCCAGTTTATGTGGGCACCGAGCTAGGCAGTCCAACTCGCGGCATTGGCGTTTATGGACAACAGGTCGGCGGCCTAGTGTCTTCTGGCCTGGTCAATCCTGCAGCATTGAATTTGATAGCATCTGGTGTTTCGCCAGATGCTGTGTTAAAGTCACCTTCAACCTGGACAGGACAGTACGGCATCAATACCATCAATGATTATCTCAACAACAAAACTTTGCAAAATGTTGTGCAAGTTGGACTGTTGTTGGCCGCATATACTGGGCTAACAGAAAGAGGCGTTTTAAAGGGCGACGAGCCGCCATCATACACTGCAACATTTGTTCAACCTGCTACTACCTACGGGGTAGATGCAGTGACTCAATGGGCAGACGGGTTCGCCAGCAGTCAACTGCAATCTGAACTGTCTATCACAGCACGACAGGGCCAATACGCCATTGATTTTGCTGATTATTACAATCAAGATATAAATCTACTAGATACTGTGCCAACTGGTCCGTTTGAAGCAACTAGAACTGAGATTGATCAAGCTGTGGCTGATATAATTGGGAACCCCAAAGTTCCGATACCTCAATACACTGAAATTTCTGCAGCAGTGGAAGACCCCACACAGAACACAACATCTATAATACAGCCCAATGGTTCGATTGTCAGGGTTCCAGTAACAATTACCAATGAAAACGAAAACGGTTTGTTCCGCTTTGCTCCAGGATCCAACAAAGGTTAAATACAGTCATGCCTGCTTTTATTGGATTTAACACACAAGGTCAATATAAAAAATTTACATTGACTGATGCCGCATTGATCAAAAGAGATTTATTAAATGCTCTTAACATACGTCAAGGGCAGATACCTGGCCGGCCGCAAGTTGGAACCATTATCTGGGACAACTTGTTTGAAAATCAAAGCAACGAAACAGATCAGGCACTAATAAACGAAATTCAGCGAGTTGCCGGCGGTGACCCTCGTTTGCAAATTTCTAACATTGAAATTTTCCCACAACAGAACGGCATCCTTCTGCAGGTCGAATTGATTTTTGTACCCAGTACAGAACCCCAACGCCTGGCTATATTCTTTGACCAGAACACACGATCTGCCAGCTACGTTTAACTACGCCGTTTTTAGTTTCTATAAATAAAACAATAATGGATTACTATGGCTAAGACTACTAGACAAACCGCTATATTTGGGGTCGAAGATTGGAAAAGAATCTATCAGACTTATCGAGAAGCAGATTTTCAGAGCTATGACTTTGAAACTCTGCGAAAAAGTTTTGTTGATTACCTTCGTCTGTACTATCCTGAAACTTTCAATGACTACATTGAAAGCTCAGAATTTATTGCTTTGCTGGACGTCATTGCATTTATGGGTCAAAGCTTGGCCTTTCGCAACGACTTAAATGCCAGAGAAAACTACATTGATACAGCAGAGCGTAGAGACTCAGTGGTTCGCCTGGCCAATTTGATAAGTTACACACCCAAGCGTAACACCGCTGCATCGGGTTTTTTAAAGATTTTTTCAGTGACCACAACAGAAAATGTCACGGACATCAATGGAATTAACTTATCCAATGTAACTATTAATTGGGCCGATCCCACTAACTTCAGTTGGCAAGAACAGTTTGCAGCAGTCATCAATGCTAGTTTGGTCAGCAGTCAACGTATTGGGCGACCTGCTAATAGAACCAACATACTGGGCATAGATACTGCTGAATACACTGTTAATTTGGTGCCAGGATTTTTGCCAGTAATTCCTTATACTTCTACAGTAGACGGCATAAGCATGCCGTTTGAAGCAGTCAATGCGTCTACCATTAACAAAAACTACGTATACGAACCAAGCCCACAGCCCAATGGAGAATTTAATATCTTATTCCGTAACGACAGCTTGGGATTTAATTCTGCAAACACTGGTTACTTCTTTTTGTTCAAGCAAGGCGTATTACAAAGTCAAGACTTTAATCTTGCTGATCGAGTCAGCAATAGAACCGTTGCTATCAATATTGAAGGGTGCAACAACGAAGATCATTGGTTGTATCAACTTGACGATGTTGGCACTGTTGTCAGCGAATGGAAATTTGTAGAAAGCGTTTATGCAGCCGCTGCCGAACAAACTGATCCTGGTGTGCGAAAACTGTTTTCTATCACCAGCAGAACAAACGATCAAATTACACTAAATTTTGGCGATGGCGTATTCAGTGCTATTCCAGTTGGAATCTTTCGCATGTATGTTCGTGCCAGCAACGGATTACAATACATTATTAATCCTGAAGAAATGCAGAGTGTTGTAATTCCCATTAGTTACGTTAGTCGCACCGGACAGTTGGAAACTATTACATTTACTTGTGGCATTACCACACCTGTGTCCAACGCTCAACCACGTGAGAGCATTGAAGAAATCAAACAACGTGCTCCTGCTCGTTATTACACACAGAATCGCATGGTCAACGGAGAAGACTACAACAATTTTCCTTTCACCACATATAATTCTATTTTAAAAAGCAAGGCGTTAAATCGTGCTTCTATCGGTACCAGCAGATACCTTGAGTTGATTGATAGCACAGGAAAATACGCATCTACTAATGTGTTTGGTAGTGACGGGGCGTTGTATGAAAACTACGAATCTCCAAGCTTTCAATTTACCTACACAACCAACAATGAGGTTGCCAATGTTATTGCAAATCAAATTCAGCCGCTGTTGGCACAGAGCTTGATGCAGCAATTTTATTACAGCGAATTCCCCAGACCAAGTTTGGTATCTTTGAACATTAGTTGGAATCAGAGCACAAGCATTTCTAATACTACCACTGGATATTTTAAAAACTCTATTGGAAATCCAGTAATAGTAGGCACTGGCAGTAGCAATACAAAATACATCACTGTTGAAAGTCTTGTTAAATTTGTTCCGCCGCCAGGATTTTTCTTTGACATCAATAACCGACTCAAACCTGGCGTACCTGTTCGACCAGATGAAAAACTAGTGATATGGGCTAGCCCTACCAAAATATATCTCGACGGAACCAACGAAGGACAAGGCAACTTTGCCAGCGGTATTGGGCCAGTGTCGTTGAATAATTTTGTGCCCACTGGCGCCATTGCAACCGAAGTCATACCAATTTTTAAAACAGATTTGCCTTTGTCAGTTGAAACACAAATGTCTGACCAAATTTTGCTGAATAGAAACTTTGGCATCGGGTACGACAGCATTGGCACTGTGACAGGTACTCCAGGAAATTGGTATGTAATTACATCCACAAATCTAGCACAAGATTCTCAGTTTAGTTTGTCAAATGCAGGTAATACCAGCGGAACCAATCTTGATGCCAGCTGGTTGGTAGAATTTGTTACCAACGGCAGCACTTACACAGTAACATCACGTGCGCTTAATTATGTGTTTGGATCTGTATTGCAAACACGATTCTTCTTTTATGGACCAGAGAAAATTTATGACAGTCGCACAGGAACAGTAATTAGAGATTTTATCAATATTCTAAAAACCAATAGCAAACCAGACAGTGCACTACCATTGTCAGAAGATACCAGGTTAACCATTGTTGATCAACCTGTACTCAGCGATGGCTATGTCGACGATTTTCAAGTCTTGGTTAGCTTCAGCGACGCTGATGCCGACGGG